ATATTCGTTCTGAGAAACTCTTGAGTATCCTTGTTTATGCTTATATTCTAAAAAATGAATCAGCTAAATCCATTGCTATTTTGGAATTAGAGGAACAATTAACTAGACAAGAAATGGAAGACCTGTTACAATTTTTAAGTAAGTTACCAGAAACTGAATATTAAGGAGAAACAAAATGAAAGAATTTAAAGATATTTTATCTAATATACTTGTAACCAAAGAAGTCGAAGAAGTTGTTGAAGCTGATGTATCGAAAGATATTAAGTTGAAGTTGAAAGATCTTTCAACTGCTCAGTACATGAAATTGGCAGAGGCATTATATAAGGCTAAATCTTGGGCACGTTATGGTGGCGGATCAACTGTTATTTTTTACTTAACAAAACCTTCATCAGATCCCTCAGATGACCCGAGAGTTCTATTACACCAAAACGGCAAATGGGAATTTGTTGGTAACATATTTAAACTAAAGTGAGGAATTGTAAATGAAAACATATAAAGAAATTCTAGAAAACAATATTGCTATTAAATTAAAGAGAGCAAAAACCGATCAAGAAATATATGATCGTCTTCAAAAATTAAAAGATGCTGGTATTAAAGCTTTTTCATCAGCTGAAGCTAGTACTCATATTCTTGTTAATAAACCAGATGCTGTTAAGGCTAGAAAAATATTAAACAATATTTTAGACGAAGAATAATTATAAAAATCTTTAAATATTAAGTTATAAGTTAACCAATAACAAGGAATTAAAATGAAAACATATAAAGAATTGCTTACTGAAGCAAAAGGTAAAACAGCTAAAGACCTGAAAAAAGAGCTTGAAAGTTCTGATTGGGGATATACTGAGGCTGGTGGAAATGGTCGAGTCAAAATGAAAGGTAAGAACATTATCATCTATGATTCTTATTATTATGGCGGTGATAAAGCATTGAAAAACCATATCACTAAATGGTCTCCGGGTGGCGAGAATGCCGCTTTTTTTGAAAAAGATGGTTATACTTTCAAAGTAATTAATTCTGGTTCAAACGTAACGTCTACTGTTTACAAAAGCAAAGCCAGTGGCGGTGGTGGTGATGTTTGGGTAGAATTAGAAATAAACTAAAAATAACGATAAAACATTTACAAAAAAGAAACCTTCTGTTATAATAAGTAATTATAAAGGAGTTTTTTTATGTCTAGTGATTGGAAAGAATCAGGAATTAAAAAGAGAGATTTTCAACATTCAAAATCAGATCCCGAAATACCAAAGCCAAGAAAATCTAAGAAAGTAAAGAAGACTCATATGCTTATTATTAAAGATTTTTCTTGGTGGGATGGAAAAAAAGAAGATTATGTCTTTAGTAAATATACTTCACTAGAATCAGCTGAACAAGCCTTACATCAAAAACAAAATGATTATTTTTGGGGTAGATATATTATGGAAATAAGGGAGATTAAATGAGTTCACAAAATGTACCTAGTACACTTGATGATTTATTCGGACATGATGTAAAAGAAGTAAATGATATTATGATTATTGATTTTTCTGGAATTTTACATTCTACATATCATGTTCAAGTTCGATTTGATAATACTTTAAATGATGAATTTCAAAAATTTGCTATGTGGCGATATTTGATTTTAAATTCTGTTTTAACCGTAAAGGAGAAATTTAAACCTCAAGAAATTGTCCTTGCTCTTGACAGTTCTTCGTGGAGAAAAAAAGCTTTCAAATACTACAAAGCTCAGAGAGTTCTTGACAGAGAAAAACAAAGTGATTTTAACTTTGAAGAATTTCTTGAGGTTTCAAATTCCTTTATTGAAGAAATAACTGAAACTATGCCTTATAAAGTTATCAAGGTTGATGGTGCGGAAGGTGATGACATTATTGGTATTCTTGCTCATCACCTAAAGAATAAACGAGTAACCATTGTATCTCGTGATAAAGACTTTAAGCAGTTACTTAAAAATCAAAACATAAAAATGTTTGACCCTATTGATAAAGTTATTAAACAAGTTGAATGCCCTTACAATTTCTTAATTGAACAAATTGTACGAGGTGATAAAGCCGATGGTATTCCCAATATATTGTCTGAAGATAATATCTTTGTAACAACAGGGAAACGGCAAAAGAGCATCACTAAAGGTATTATGGAAAGTGTTTATGATTTGGGTTTAGAAGAGTTCGCTATCAGAAATAATGTTATTGATAAATTTGAACGGAACAAGAAGTTAATTGAACTAACCAAAGAACATATACCAGAAGATATATGGGATAATGTAATTTACCAATACAATAATCAAGCTCCGGTTGGTAATTATATTAAAATTGTTCAATTTTTACGTAAACACAAAATCAGGAGTTTGGTTGAAAAAGCAAACCAATTTCTATATTAAGGATATATATGAAGAAAAAAACATGGGTAATAGGTGATGTGCATGGGTGTTCAAAAACTCTCAAACTTTTGCTTAGTGAAATTTGTAAGCGAGGATGTGATAAATTAGTATTTGTTGGAGACTATATTGATAGAGGCCCGGACTCAAAGGGAGTTATTGATACAATTAAGGGATATCAATCCTTAGCAAAAAAAGATAATTGTATTGCTCTTATGGGAAATCATGAGGATATGTGTTTACATGCTCATGGTTCATATGAATATACTGATCGTGAATTAGCTTCAGCTTTTTTTATGAATGGTGGTGGGCAAACTAAAAAATCTTTTGGAGGCGAAATTCCACAAGAGTACCTTGATTGGATGATGGAAAGACCCTTAATGCATGAAGACAAAGATGCTTATTATATTCATGCGGGTGCAGAAGCTGGAGTTGAAATGAAGGACCAAACTAGAGATAATCTTTTATGGGAACGATACACATTTCTTAAAACACCTTATCAATGGGATAAGGTCATTTTTCATGGTCATACACCCATGAAAGAAGTAATTGAAAGACCTAATATTATTTCAATTGATACTGGTTGTGGTTACGGTTTTAAACTATCTGCTTATTGTGTTCAAACAAAAGAAATTATTCAAGTAAACAACTTAGATATAGAGAAAGAGGGTTAATATGATTAAGTGTCCAAACTGTAATTCGCCGCAATATGTTTATATTCCTAAGGGAAAATTGGTTGGAAAGGTTATGTTCTATCAAGAATGTATGACTTGTGACTGTTTATTTAATACCGACAGGAATACTGTAAAAGCTAAAGGTGGTCGTCGGGTTCTGATGGAATAGGTTTAACAATTAATTAATAATGGAGAAGAAGATGAATAAACAATATCAAGAATTTTTAAGAGAAGAATTTTCGAAAGAAATGTCAACAAAAACTGGATGGGGAAGAAATGATATTATGTCTGCATTTGATAGAGCATCTGTTCGTGCCGCAATGAGACTTATGGATGAAATACAATATAATTAAAATTGAATAAAACTGTTGACATTTATTTTCTCCTTTGTTATACTTTACTTGTGTTGAGGAAGTTAACTTTAACAGAGGAGATTTGAGATGACTGAATTCAAGAAGTGGGAAGATTTCACTGAGAAAGAGCAGTTGTTGAGTATGATTTCTGATACGCATAAAGATGTTTATGGTGTTCGGTGGCGTGGATTCAATAACCAAACTGTTGATGAGTTAAAAGAAATTCTTGATAGTTTGTATGTAGCTGCTGAAGAAGAAATGAATTTTCAGAAAGAACGTCAAGAAGAGGCAATTAAAGAGTTTGAAAAAACTCTTCTGAATGTTTGTGTTACTTGTGCTTGTTCTAGGTCAACAGCAATTCGGTATTTGAAAGATGCTGAAGGTGATGACTGGTATGATGATGGTCATTTCGAATACAGTAATAATCTTCCTTACGGTTACTTGAAATCAAACGCTATTTAAAGGAGAATTTAATATGGAATGTCCAATCTGTAATAATTCGGTTCGTTGGGAAGGTCCTCATGTTATTTACTGTTATGACTGCAAAAAACACTTTTTCCTAAACAGTAAAGGAATTTATGAAGCAATGGATTTTTGATGTACGTTGACCTAAAATATTTAAAATTTATACCACTTCAACAGTTTACAGATAAAGGTGATAGGAAGTTCAACTTCAGATGTCCGATATGTGGTGACTCTCATAAGTCTAGTACCAAAAAAAGGTGCTGGGCTTTTGAGCATCAAAATACTTTATTTATAAAATGTTTTAATTGCGAGTATTCAAATTCTTTTCAACAATTCTTAAAGAATGAATATCCAACCTTTTACGGTGATTACATTAGGGAGAAGTTTGCTGATCAAGGTCATGTACCTAAAAAGCAAAGCACTGTTGATTTGTTTGCTTCTGAATATGAAACTTTAAGCTTACAATTAATTAGTTCTTTACCTTCAAAACATCCTGCAGTTCAGTACCTTCAGAAAAGAAAAATGACGGAAGAGATGTATAAAGATTTTTACTATTCTGATAACTTTTCTTTATGGGTTAATACAGAAATAGAAGAAAATGGTATAAATTATCATGCAGAATCAGACCGAAGAATTGTTATTCCTTTCTTTTCAAAATACAAAAAAATATTTGCATTGCAAGGTAGAACAATAGATAATGCAGACCCAAAATATATTACCTTTAAAATGGATAAAGGTTGTGATAAAATTTATGGGTTAGATAGAGTTGATTTCTCAAAAAAAGTTTATGTTGTGGAAGGTCCGATAGATTCTCACTTCTTAGACAATTGTTTAGCAACAGGTGGTTCATTGGGTGAGTTAAACAATATTTTGAAGTACACCAGTTTAAATAATATCGTCGTTGTGCCTGATAACGATATCAGAAATAAACAAACATCAAGATTTATCGAAGATGCAATAAATCTTGGATTCAATATGGTTATCTGGAAAAAGAATACTCCCTTCAAAGATATTAACGAGGGTATTCAACAAGGTTTAACAAAAGAAGTAATCTGTAGTATTATAGACAAATATACTTATTCGGGGTTAATGGCACTTTCAAAGTACAAATTGAGGAGTTTCAATTGAGATTTTATACAGATGTAACCGTTCATCGTGGAGAACTTTGTCACTCGTATTATCAAGATGGGAAAAAGTATTATACCAGAGAAAACTATTGCCCCAATCTTTATATTCAAACAAATAAACCTTCACCATATAAAGATATGTTCGATAGATCGATGGAGCAAATTCCATTTTCTTCCATAACAGAGTACAATACTTATAAGAAAAATTACAAAGACTCTATTGAATTATTTGGTTCAATTGACCCACAGTACCAATTTATTTCAGAGCAGTACACCGGGAAGGTGGATTTTAATCCAAAAGATATTAGGGTTTTCTTATATGATATTGAGGTTATTAACCTTGAAGATGATCCCAATATGGATGGTTTTCCTAAACCAGAAGATGCAGCAGTACCAGTCGTAAGTTTTTCCCTCAAAGATTTAAAATCAAATATCATGTATTGTTACGCTTTGGTTGATTATGATCCATCCAAAACTATTTTAGATTTAGGTACAACAGAAATAATTTTTGAAAAATTTGAAACTGAACGAGAACTGCTCCTTAAGTTTATTGAGTTATTTGAAACTCTTCATCCAGATGTTTTAATCGGGTACTATAGTAAATCATTCGATGATCCATATATTCTTCACAGAATTTTAAAGGTTCTTGGTGAAAGATATCTCAAAAAACTATCACCTTGTAATTCTGTTACTGTTGAATTTAAAGAAAATAAATTCGGCAAAATAGAACCTAGAGTATTAATTAAAGGACTGCAGGTACTTGATTATTTGGAACTGTATAAAAAGTTTATTCCTGCAGGAAGAGAATCTTATTCACTTGATTTTATTGCTAAGTATGAACTAGGCGATAATAAAATTGAATATGCTGATTTTGAAAATCTGAAAGAGTTCTATCAGAAAGATCCTCAATTAGCAACAGATTACAATATTTATGACTCTGAATTGATTCACTTACTAGATAAAAAACTAGGATTGATTTCATTAGTATTCACTATTGCTTACATGGCAAAGGTTAATTTTGAAGATGTAATTTCTCCTATCAGAACATGGGATAGTTTAATTTATAATAATCTTAAAGAAAAGGGTATTGTAATACCTCCTCAAAAACATAATATGAAAGAGCAATATCCGGGTGCTTATGTTAGAGACCCAGAGTGTGGAATTTATGATTGGATTATGACTTATGACCTTGCAAGTCTTTATCCACACATTATTATGCAATATGGTATTAGTCCAGAAACTATTGTCACTAAAGAATTAATTGGAATGGATATTAATAAAATAGATGATGAGATTAAAAGCTTGGAAAATATGTTGACATGAAAAATCATTATGTTTATAGAATTACTAATTTAAAAGAAAACAAGCATTATTATGGATCAAGAAGTTCTAAAAGAAAACCAGAGAATGATTTAGGGGAATATTATTTTAGTTCTTCAATTTCAAAAAAATATCCAACATTTAAACAAGATCAAAAAGAAAGACCATGGGAATTTAAATATAAAATTATATCAATTTTTGAAACAAGAAAAGAAGCAACTGCATTTGAAATTAAATTACATAATAAATTTGATGTTGGAATAAATGATAATTTCTATAATGGTGCTAAGCAAACATCTACTGGATTTAGCGTTTTTGGTATTATTAGACATGATATTCGCGGTATACCTCTCTCAAATGAACGAAAACAGAAATTATCTGATGCTACAAAGAATAGAACTCCTATAACCTTTAGAACAAAAAAGAAAATATCAGATGCAAATAAAGGAAGAATACAATCAGAAGAAGAAAAATTAAAAAGGTCTATATCTCTTACTGGTAAAATTGTTTCAGAAGAAACAAAAAAGAAAATATCAGATGCAAATAAAGGAAAACCTGGGTTACCTGGTGATTTAAATCCATCCAAGAGAGATGATGTCCGACAAAAAATATCTGATAGTAAACTTGGTATTCCAAGACCAGATATGAAAGGAAAGGCATATTGTGGATGTACTGATAAAGAAAAAATTAAACACATTAAAGAAATATCTAGTGAGACACATAAGGATACTAGATTAGTTAATAATGGAATCGTTGAGAAAAAAATTAAGAAAAATACAGAAATGCCACCAGGTTTTACATTTGGGAAATTACCTAGTAGTATAAATTATATACCTTGTTCCGATGAAAAAAGAGAGAAAATAAGTAATAGTCGGAAAAAAACTAATGAGAAATATATTAATATGTCTAGTGATCAATTTTTAGAATGGATAATTAAAATTAAAAATAAAGGTACACTATATAGAAAAAATAATTTACATGCTAATGTAACTAGAGCTATTAATGCTAGATCTGAGTCTATATCTTATTATCAAAATATGTTTCCGAAGGATTAAACATGAATACTATGACACAAGTAGAAATTAAAGAAAGATTACAGGTTCTCCGGAAGAAACGAGAAGAACTCAAAAATATATATGATAGTTTATCTCCAGGGCAAGGATACTCTGAAGATGTTGATCAAAATGAAATAGATGAACGATTTCTAAATAAGGAAAAAATTATAAGAAATGATAATTATGTTATTACTGGCTCTGGTCAATATTTCTCTAAAGAAAAAGTTGGATTCCTTCCGGAATTAATGAATACAATTTACAACGGTAGAAAGATCATTAAACATGAAATGATTGAGTTAGAAAAACAATATGAGGTTAAAGCATCTGAAAAACTAACAGAAGATATTTCAAGATTAAATAATGAGCAGTTAGCACTGAAAATCTTGATTAATGCTGTATATGGTGCGACAGCAAGTCCTCATTTCAGGTATTACGATATTCGTATGGCTAAAGCAATCACAATATCTGGGCAGTTAGCTTTGAAATGGTTAGCTCCTAGATTGCAAACATATCTTGAAACAAAGTTTGGAGCAAAGAAAGATTGTTGGGTTTATGGTGATACTGATAGTGTGGCAGGAAACACAATGATTAAAACTTCAAGGGGAGACATTAAAATAGAGGATCTTTTTAATATAATAGATGGTGATATGATTGTTGATGATATTCTAAATAAAAATTATGTTAAACAAAATAATACGGATATTAAAGCATATGGAGTTAATTCTGATAAAGAATTAGTTTTAGAAGATATTAGATATATTATGAAACACAAAGTAAAAAAAGTAATGTATAAAATTAAAATTAAAGGTAAAGATGTTAGTGTTACAGCGGATCATTCTATTATGATTTTACGTGATGATATATTAATTAGTGTTAAACCAACTGAAATTAAAAAAGGTGACATGATAGCTTACATTTGTTAATTTATTTTAATATAAAAGTTAAAAAGGAGACATATATAGATTTTTATTTCTATAAATTGTGATTATATAAATATATACAGATACATAAAAAGGAGATATCTGTATATGTTAGAAATTGCAATAGAAGAAAATACTAGATTGTGTAAAGAATGTAATACTAAATTAGGTTATTTTGAAGATAAAAAAACAAAGAGAACATTTAAGAGACAGTATTTTTCTATATTACCAATCACATTGGATGGTATAGAATATTATAGGTGTATTTGTGTTGATTGTTTTATTAAAAAATATGAAAGACTACCAAAATCACCAAATGTTCCTAATTACGATTTTGAATATTTATTGGGTATAGAGAGAAGTATTCTAGATAAAGAGTGTAAAAAGAGAGGTTATACTAAAGAAAAATGTATTAAAAAATTTGGTGAAAAAGAAGGTATAAAAAGATGGAATAGCTATTGCAAGAAGCAATCTGATTCAAATACATTTGAATATAAGAATGAAAAATATGGCATGACTGAAGAGGATTTTAAATTATATAATTCCAATAGAGCAACAACTAAGGAAAATTGTATTAGACGATATGGTTATGAAGAAGGAATTATTAGATGGAATAGCTATTGCGAGAAACAGGCATATGCAGGTAATAAGAAAGAATATTTTATTGAAATAATGGGTAAAGTTGAAGGAACAAAAAGATGGGTAGATGTTTGTAATTCTAAAGTACAATCTTTAGAAAACTTTAATAAAAGATACGGAGAAGAAGGAGAAATTAAATATAAAAAATATCTATTATCTTTAAAAAAAGATTTATATACATATATTAAAAAACATGGAGAAGAAGAGGGTATACTAAGACATGAAGCATTTGTAAAAAGTAGGCGTCTCCCATATTCAAAAGGATCACAAGAATTATCTTGGATGATTTATAAAGAATTAAGCTATAAATTAAGAGAAAAATGTTATTTTGCAGAACTAAATCATGAATTTGGTTATTACAGTAAGTTAAATAAACAATCATTTATGTATGATTTTGTTTTGAGTTCTATTGGTTTTGTGTTAGAATACAATGGAGATTTATTTCATGGTAACCCTAAAATGTTTAAACCATATGATAAACCGAATCCATATAATGATTTATATGCTAAAGATATATGGGAATATGATTTCAAAAAACGTAAATGTTTAGAAGAATTATCTTTTAAAGTTTTTTATGTTTGGGAAAGTGATTTTATGAATAACAAAGAAGAAACTGTTAATCAAGTTTTAAAACAAATTAAAGAAATGGAAATATTATGAACTATGAATTTACAGATGATTTTGAAATTGAGTGTTTAGGTGAATGTGATGAATGGGTATATGATATCGAAGTTAAAGAATGTCATAATTTCTTTGGTAATAATATATTGGTTCATAACTCTGTTTTCTTTTCTTTTGATTTTGTTGTTAAGAAATTAACTGAGAAAGACCCTGCTAAGATTGTAGATTATCTTAATAAGTTTTCTCTAAAATTCATCGAACCTAAAATTGAAAATATTTATGAAGAATTAGCTGAGTACATGAATGCTCCAAAAAATATGATGTTCATGAAACGAGAAAAAATTATTGAAAGGTTTCTAATTACAGGCAAAAAACATTATGCTTATTTGCTATGGGATAATGAGGGTGTTCGTTATAAAGAGCCACAACTGAAGGTCACAGGTATTGAGATAGTGCGTTCTTCGACTCCCAAAATCATTAAGCCTTATCTCAAGGAAAGTATTATTGTTCTGATGAAGAACCCGGAGAATATTCATGAGTATATTCAAGAGGTTAAAGCGAAATTTCAAGAAATGTCTATTGAAGATGTTTCGTTTCCTCGGTCCGTTTCGAATGTAAAGCAATATTCAGATAAAGCAACAATGTATAAAAAGAAATGCCCTATTGCGGTTCGTGCTGCTATCATGCACAATGCTTATATCGAAAAACATAAAATAGATATGTATCCAATTAATGATGGTGAAAAGATAAAATTCTTTTATGCGACAGTACCAAATGCGTTTTTTAATTCGAATGTATTTGGGTACATTAAGAAAATACCTAATAAAGAGATAATCGCTAAATACTTTGATGTTAGTACACAATTCGATAAAGTCTATTTTAGTGTTATCAAGTCCATTGCAGAGAAAGCTGGATATCCAATCGAATTGAAACGACAAACTAATTTAGAGGATTTATTTTAGGTTTTTACTTAACTGATAAATAAAGTATAAGACAATTTTAAAGGATAATTATGAAAGAAACAGATTATAAAGAGAGTACCGATTCAGCCAATATTCCAGATGTTCCCTCCATGCCTGCAGGTCCGTGTGGAAAGATGCCTTGTGGTACTCCTTATTTTAAAGCTACCGATGATCAATTCTGGAGTCTTCACACTAAGTCAAGACAAAATGGACAGTGGTTTAATAAACATTACGGTGACACCAACATAGGGCAATGGGCTAAAGCTAATAAAGATAAACCGTTTTATCTCAAACACGAATCCGGTATATTCCGAAAGGTAAAGGCACAATGAAAACTTATAAAGATATGTTTAGTGATATACTTGAGGGTAATAAGATTTTTGAACTTAAACAATTTAGTAAGAGTTTAAGAAAACTTCTAAAACAAAATGGATTTAATCCTGTTAGGAGACACAAAACAGCAATAAGAGGTAATACTCCTGTTTCAGATGAAGGGTTTGAAATTAATACGAATAGAATGGGTGAATATTTATATATTACTTGGGAGGTTAGACAAAACCTAATTGATAGAGGTGTTGATGGACCAATCGTCAAAAAAAATATAAATGATATTAGTAGTGTACTGACTAAAAATAATTATTTTCATACGATTAAAGGTAATACAATTAATATTTCCTTTGAAAAAGATGAAGATAAACTTTCTTGAGGAGTATCAATGAAAACATACAAAGAAATTCTAAATGAAGGACTACCACCTCATCTACAAGATAAATTTGGTGATAAATCTGGTTCTTCAGTTAAAGATGTTACTCCTTCTTTTGCTCCTGATAAATATATTACTGTTTATGGTATGTATCGTGATGATGCTATTAAAGTAATGAGAAAAGAGAAAATAAAATTTATTTCAACTGGTAGTAGTTCTGGTAAATTTCGATTCAATGATGAAAAAATCTTTAATAAGGCATTAAATGCCTTTAAACAATCTAATATAAAAGTGGCTGATGCTGAATAATAATTAAATAAATATTGACACTCATTCTGTTTTAATTTATACTGTAGTTGTGTTGGTGCTGATGTTAATGACTAAGGAGAAATAAAAATGAAAACATATAAAGAAATTATAAATGAAGTTGTTAGACCAGAAAAAATAAATAACCCTTTGGTATCTTTGTTTAAAGATTCTAAATTGAAATCTATGTTGGGTCATGTATTTCTTTATACAGCTTCTGATCTTCATGACTTCAGCTCTGAAAAGGTTCTTTCAGCAAACGGATTTTACAGCGGTAAGGCTGTTGAAGTTTCGACGCAAGACGGTAAAACCATATGGGTACAAATTTCTGATCACAGTAAATATAAAAAATAAAGGAACACAATGAAAACATATAAAGAAATTCTTGAAAGCGAAACAATTAAACACTCTAAGAATCCTAAATCCGCTAAAGAATGGGAAGAAGGATATAAGGCTGGAAAAAAAGGGGTTAAACCTATTCCTGATGGAAAATCATTAGCTTGGAAAGAAGGTTGGGAGGATGCTGTTTATCCTTCAGCTAAAAGAAATAGCAATCCTTATACATAAAGGAACAAAATGAAAACATATAAAGAACTTCTCGA